CTGTTTAAGTACTTCCTTCAATAAATCTGGCGGAAGACCAGCGAGAGCTTGTGCTTGTTGTTGAGGAAATAATGCACCAAGACCCTGTGAAACTAATTCTCGTTGCTGTTGTTGCTGTGATTGCTGTTGCTGCATTTGCCTTTTTTGTTGCATCTGCTGTAACTGCATTTGTGCTAGATCTTGTAATCCTTGACCTAACCCGGTACCCATAGCTGTTCCGAGTCGTGAACCAAAACCATTTTGTGGAATTATGAGTGCCATGTTATGCCGCTCCCCCTAGTAACATTTTTAATAACATAGGTAATGACTGAGATGCTTGTTGTGAGCCAGATGTAAATAAATTTTCTAAAAACCCTGGATCTCGAGGCCTAAAAGATTGCTCCTGTCTACCCATGCCAAGTAAATTTTGTAAAAGTCCCTGCTGTTGAACTCCGAACTGTGCTCCTTGTGCTGCGAGTCCTTGCTCGAGTCCCGCACCAGCTTGCCCTAATTGCTGTGCAAATGCACTTGACCGACCACCACCACCACCCATTGAAGTAAATCGTTCAGCAATAGAAGGAACCGTTTGTTCCTCGAACTGTGTTCGTGCTTGTTCAGCTATTGGTGCAAATCCTCCTCCTCCTGCAGGATCAAATTCGCCTCCAGTTTGATACTGACCAAGTATCTGTCCAATAAGTTGGTTGAACATCTCTTGATTTTGTGGGGAATATTGAGATAATTGCTCGGTTCGTTCAGGTTGTCCCCTAAAAAATGCCCCTAACCCGGTACGTCTTGGTTGTTGCTGAGGAAAACCCCCTGGTGCTCCACCGAAAGCTGATAGTGCTTGTAACCCATTAGCCATAATTACTCCTCGAGGATAATCCTCATTGTTTAATATACTCTAATACTACATAAGTGGTTGTAAATCCAGTCCTATTAGAGCCAGTTCTAATCGATACATTGGTAACATCTACACTCAATTCAATATTTTGCGAACTTGTTGGAGAGGCATATGGTAACGGAATAAACGAGGTGTTAGGATCAGTTGCCGTTCCATAAATACGAGTGAACGAGAATGCAACCGCCGCATTAATATCAATACCATGGGCTACTGTAGTGGTTCCCGTATTCGGTAACGTTCCAAAATTAATAACTTTTCTAAAAACTTGCCGCAATACAGGAGTCTGAGATGTTGTTGAAGTAAGTGCTGGATTCGGGAACCATGCTTGTCCGTTAACAAACTCCTGATCAACGTAATAGCCGGTGTCCTTAATATTAAGAACCATCGCTATATCGTTCATACTTTGACGGAGCCGAACAAGAAACTCTTTGAACTCAGGACTACCTACTTCAAGTTCGTATATATGCTGAGAATCGAATATGTCTGTCAGCGGTACAAAGGCTCCGGGGCCTAACTGATCGGGAAAACTTGCCATCTCCTCCCCTACTCGAATCGTGATCTGGTTGGTGATGCATGGAACATAAACGCATGAATTTCAAGGTCACTCCATGCGATATTTTCATCTACAATCTGCGTATCACTTAAAAATGTTCGAATCTGAATATTATCACCTTCAAGATCAGGGTATAAACGATGCCAGATTCTTGCCTGGGTCTGTTCAAGAGGATCAAATTGAATCGGATACGGACGTGTTTCTAAAATTTGTGTTTCTAAAACAGCGTTAGATGACGAAGCAAAGTAATCAACTGAAATCTCACCATTCGTCGTTTTATCAACATAGAAATCAATTGCGTTAACCGAAACATTTCTTCCCTCTTTAATGAAGAAATTGTACTGCTTCGATAAAATTTCAGGATTACTGACCCGAGCCACAGTTCCACCACCGGTGTACACACCAGTAAAGGTAGCCCCTACCAAAGTAATGGTAGTTGCTGTCGTAGTATCAACTTTAAATATAAATTGGGGAGCCTGATCAATCGTTGTACCTTGCAGATTTTCTATTGCCACAAAGTCATCAACATGCAGATTGTGCTCGATGATTGTGATCGCCCCCGTTCCTATATCAATATCGGTAATTTGTAGCGCCGGGGAATTTCTCGTCTCAGTTGAATCAATAAGGAACATAAATCCTTCTTGGTTTCCGGCCACGACCTGCCTAAATTGTGATTGTAAAACTCCGGAACTCCACGTAAAATCAGATTCTTGCCATGTTTCTAGAGAAGCACGCCATGTACGATCATTTTGATTCTGGAAATAACCGAACGCGGTAATCGAATCATCATTTATTGCCCATGAACCGGTACGATAATTGTATACCAATACCTTCGTAGGAAATGTATCGTTATTGTCATCAGATGGGATCGCCCAATAAACCATCTCAACAAAGAAATCACGAATTCCGTGAACCCGTTTTACTCCTTCGTTTTCGTTATGTATTTCAAATACAGTATCAGGTATTTTATCGTCAATACGCTCAACATTAGCCCCATTACAAGCATGAATTCCAACGTTTCCTACTCCTAAAGTTACTTTATCGAATGGAACAATGGAAAATGTTGATTCTGCGCCGAGTTCTGTATTGATCTGCTGCCATCGGAATGGCAGTATTTCGTTACCTGTGTATACCAACTCCCATGTCGACCTTTCAAAAAACACAATTAATCGATCTTTTAAAAATTCTGCGGTGATAATTTGTTCTTGTGTTGGTGCATCAAGAAACCCACCACGCCCTGGTATATCTTGTCGAAATGCTAATGCGTCAACCGGACTACCATTCTGAGAAAAGCGTAAACGATTACCGAATTGGGCATTAATTCCGGGTGCAACCCCAGTATTTTCAACAACATTGAGGTATAATAATCTATCTTTAAACCCAATAAGAACACGAGCAGTTAAAATTGTATCGGTTGCTGTTCCCGTAAATTGGGGCTGAAAGTTATTCCATACCGCATTATTCCAAAATTTAACCGGGTCTGATCCAGTCAAAGTTGCGCCAAATTGAAAATTTGATACAAAAAGCAACGAAAGATCGGCAGTTGCTCCTTGGTAGGTTGTTGCCCAAAAGAAATCTGAGTTGTCACCAGTCCATAATCCAGGAGCTGCTCCGAGCCGATCCCAACCGCCCCCAGTAAATTCATAGGCAAACTGAGTATCAAATGCGAATGTTGGTTCGTCATTGATTATATTCGTCTCAAATTCAGTTATTCCCATCACTGATTCTGCTGGATAGAAAAAAACTATAGTTGTAGCAGCAGCACCTGCAAAAACAAATGCTCCGGTCGTAGTATTATAGGTATGAGTTGTAGCCGCACCAGTCGTTAACATAACCGCGGGAGTACCTGTTACGTTAACGGTAAATATCTCAGTACCAATAGAGAACATTTGGCCAATTTTGAAAATAGCACCCGGAACAGTTCCTGCAAGATCTCCATTACCATCAGTGGTACCCACATCAATACGTAAGCGAGAGTTTAACTGTGCTATCTTAGGAACTACTTCTGCACCATCATCGCTCATAAGTTGAGAGCCAAATCGTTTTCTAACCCGACCCCGAAAAACGTACATATTATTGAGTTCTTCGAAAGCATCCTCCGGCAGAAGCCAAGGCCTGACTTCTGTTTCCAAACCGGATGTAAATGGAGCAATTAAAAATCTTTGGGATGCCATATTAATTCCCTATAGCGAACCAAGTAAAGTCTGCAGTTTGAGGATTTCCTCCTGCAGCCTGTATGCGCAAAGTTCTCACCGTCATTCCTGTTGTACTGTACGCGTCAACACGCGCTACTATTTGCTGAGCCGGATTTCCCGCAGCAGCTGTTGTAGATGCGGTTGCTTGTACAGAAAAAATGGTATTAAAATCAGTTAATCCTAACCCTACAAAAGTAAATACTAATGTTCCGCCTCCACCGGTTGTTCCTCTTCCCCATTTTAATCGCACTCCTGATGGAAGAATTGTTTCACCGCTATTGGCTGCAATAGCACTGGTGAAATCTATACCGTCGGTAGTAGCTGCTACACTTTCTCGTTGAATAAACATTTGAGTAACACCAGCAACTGCCTTGGTGTATATCATCATTTCATCTGCTAATGTTCCTGGATCATCAGCTTGTTCAGGAAGGGTAACCTGATTATGTTTTCCTTGATTACCAGTAGCAGGATCAGTCCAGGGATTAATAATATGATCCACCCCTATAAGCGCACTGTTCGTGGCAAAGTTTTCAAGAAGTTGTGGCTGTGAATCTCTCAGTCGCTGTGCAGCAGTCGGAATATTATTAAGATAAGCCATTTTTTAACTCCTTTTCAACCTTCTTTTTGCGATATGCTTTGCGAACCTTCATCCGATTATTAGGAGATCTCTTTTTATATTTCCTTCTTGGAGTAGTTTCTTCTTTCTTCAAGAAGGTCTTTTCAACAGTAATGATTGGTATCTCTGATTTCGTGAACCATTTCTGAACCCAATCAATCCATTTCTTAATTTCTGGGACAATTATACCTATCA